GTGGACAAAAAGCTTTGAAGTAGCGATTTTACGGGCAATTACATAGTCTATCATAACAAAACTGGATAAACAATAGAATAAAATAAAAGCTATAAATACTTATTTTAGTGTGTTTATAGCTTTTTTATTTTTATTTATTCCCGTGATTTTCTAAAAAAGGTGGACAGAATTGTGGACAAAAAAAGACTTGGCAGCCTATGCTACCAAGCGGCATGAAAAAAACAAAAACATTGAACGTTAAGTCCATATATAGTGTACCTCTATTTGAATTAAATGTCTAATGTTATATCGAGAAGACACAAAAAGGCTAGGATAACCCTAGTCTTTTCATCGGATATTTTCTAAATTGTTTTCAATCCACTCGAGCCTATTTTGGCGGCCAGACGGAATAGGTTCTTGCCCCTTTGAATAGTCTTTAAATCTCATTTGAAGCATATAGCCACCACCACCGAGAGAGCTAGATTCTAACGCCACTTCTAAGTAAGCGCTAGAAATCCAGTTTCCACTTGCCGTATACATTCTACCGGCACCGCCGATGATGTCGTCACGGCTATTTTCAAGCCATTTTAAGAGCTGCTGTTTTTTGAACATGTCATAGTAAGCATAAAATGGCATGTTTAGTTTAAGTGAATTGTCAATGTAGTAATCAGTTTGAGCCTTTCCGATCATAGCAAGCTCGAAATCATCAAACAAGCAGTCGAGCATGGCATTTACTCGTGCTGCACCCATCTTCTCGATAGAGGTTCCTCCATTCTTAAACTTCTGCCAATTGGCGTCGGTGAATTTGATGTCAGGCAATTTGTAGAAATCATTTTCAAATCGAAAATATCTCCCTACGTACTCCAAAATTAGGCTCTTGATGTCGTTGTTGATAATCATGTTTATTCTCCTTTTTATTAAGCAATTACACTTTTTGGGTACCATTTAGCAGAAACTCCATAAGGTGTCACGATTTCAAGTTTAACTGCTTTATCAGTTTCTTCGACCAACCCTTTTACGCTGATTGCACTTACTGACATAAATGCCAAATCTTTCTTGTTGCGTCCACGAAATTCTTTTTCAGCAAACCATTTCTTAACACCTTGGAATTTAACGTTTGAAGAACGGAAGAAGTAGAAATCATCCGCCATGTTTTGACGTTTAACGGCTTTCCAAGCAAATTTCAACGCTTCAGAAAAAGTCACGTCATTTTTTTCATTTTTGAAGATTTTCCATGCTAGGCTCATTACTTGTGATTTCATTTCGTTTACTTCCTTCCTTTATCTTACATGTATATTATATATCATACATGATAGTTTGTCAACACTTTTGATAAAGAAATTTAGATTTTTTTGCAAAATAAAAAACCGCCCATAAAAGGGCGGCGTCTACCTATGAAGGCTATTCTCAAAACCAATACTATTATAACACAAAAAAATAAAAAAACGCACCAGACCCCGTAGAGTTACTGGCACTTTCCTAGATATATTATACCAAATAAAAAAAGCCCCAGCAAGACGCTGAGGCTCGACCACTACTGCCATGGTATCCCTACTGCAGTGTGAGGGGAGGTGATATACTCCTTTTCGTTTATTTGATTCGTGGTCTGATTATTTACCAGTTTGGCCTTGTGTGGCTTGTGCTCGGTCTTCGACTTGCTTGATAACTGCCACATTTGCTTCACGGATAGCTTGTTCTACTCCTTTAATGTCGTTGCTTTGACTTTCAAGGAAGCGTTTAAAATCACCATCATCCAATTGCAAGCGTTTAGCGCCTACTCCTTCAAGGGTGTCAACCGTACTCATTGAACCGATACCGAATACACGGCCATTAACGACTGCTACCCAGCCTTCTGCTCCACTTTCACTACGTACTACAAAATTCATAATATCTTCTTCCTCTTTCTTTTTCTTAAAACTGTCACCGACGATTACCACATTTTTATCCAAACCGCCCGCAATTCCCGTACTTGTAAATTGCCACCATTTCGTGTGGCTCATGTTAGGGTAAATCTCCCAGACCGGATGCGGTGTTACATCGTAGTTTGGATAAGCCGCAATCCATAGACTGTTGGGATAGCGTGCAGTGATTTGATCTACATACACATTAGCTAGTGTGTACGGCTTGTAACTGTAATAGATAGGCTCGAAGCCGTTTGACTTACAAACGTCCATGAATGCCAATACTGCATTGGTGTTAGCTTGCTTGTCCCCACTAGCGCCATCCTCATAGTCACATACAAGGTATTTAGGTCGTGATGGTAGATTACTAACAAAGTAATTTGCTTCAGCTTGTGCCGTTGCCACATCTCCACCGAAACGAGCAAAGTGATAGTAACCAATACAGTTACTTGTGTTTGTTTGTTGTGCCATAACTGGACTTAACCATCCGACACCCTCAGACACTTTAATAATCGTGTTCCTAGTGCCAGACGCTTGGCAAATTCCAGTGAGGTCTGCTGATTGATAGGCTGATACATCGATGAAGTAATCGCCTTTGTTCATGCCTTCGATTTCTAAATCGTCTCCAGCACCATCAAATGGCAATTCAAACCATCCAACCATTTGTTGAGTTGGTGCATTCCAGTCGATATAGCTGAAATTACCAGCGCTATCGAGGTTTCTTGTGACCTTGCGTGTCCACCCCCCATTATAGAGGGCGTCACCATTACCGTCGATATTCTGCTCGACTGTGGTAACGGTACCGTCTGGGTTCTCTGCCACTACGAAACCGATATGCCCAAATTGATGGTATGGCAAGCAGTTAGTTACCCATACACTCCCTACCGGTGGATTGTTAGCCCCGTTAAAGCGTGTGACTTTAAGTCCTTGACTTTCTGCTCTACTTAAGCCATCAATGGCATTCAGATAGCTGAAATCAAGGTTAAACAAGCCGGCGTACTGCAAAACGTAGTCAATCAAACTTATACACTGCCCGCCATAAGGATTGGTTGGAACAGTGACACGCTGATTGACTAGGCTCTCAAGCGTGTTTAATAATTGTGTTTTTGAAGTCATGTCTCTCCTTTCTTAAATTATTTTTGTTTAATCTCCGCAAGCATTCTTTCCAAATCGGCAACCTTCTGTTTTAATTCATCAATTTCGCTCGTTGGTAATTGAGATTTAGTCACAAGTGGGTCTTCCGCCCATTTATTTTGTTCCATTACCTGTTGAAAAAAGTTATTATACGTTGGAAATAACCCATACGCTTGGCTAATAGACAAAGATGAAGATTGTTTATCTTTAATTTCCTTAACATCCGCCCCCACAGCTTGAGCAAATTCTGTGAACTTACTCATAGCGCTCACGCTTTCGCAGTATTATAGACGCTCACAAGGTCTTCTTGCTCGATTGTGTCGATACGAGTTCCCAATTCAGTCATTTTCGCAATGATGCCACTGTCTGTATTGCCACCAGCTGCGGTGATTTTATCAGCGATTTCTTTGAGCGTATCAAGTTCTTCTGGGGCATTGCCAATGATGTCAGCTTTAGCCTGTGTAATAGCTTGCGTCAAGCGTTCTTCTGTGACACCAGTAGCCTTGCTAGCAATAGATGCCTTGATTTCTTTGATATCAGCACCCACAGCTTGGGCGAAATCATGTAATTTACTCATTTATGTAATTCCTTTCATATTTTAGCTAGATTGTAGATATTAACGAGGTCTTCCGTGGTATCACTGCCACCAGCGATTAACCCAGACTCTCGCAATTCGTCCGCTAGTAACTTTAATTTAGGGCTCTTGTCCGATGGAATAGCACTGTCAGCGTTCAACGAGTTCTTCACTTTCACTTTGAAATTATTTGACGGGAAGATATGCCCATCTAGTTTAATCTCCAGGTAATAAGTACCAGTAGTTACCACGTTACCCATTGAGAATGAGAACGTCCCGTTTTCAACGGTGACATCTTGATAGAGTGCTACTGTTTCGTTGTTGGAAAGTGTTAGCTTACCAGTGCCGGACAATTCCATGCGTTTCCCATCGTACCCTAGAATCTCAAAACCAAAAACGGAAGTGATGTCCCCAGATTTGAGAACATCACCACCTTTAATTTGGTTGATGGAAGTCATGAGTCTAGCCATAGACTAGTCCTCATAAGGTTTAGTGTATGATAGTGCTCGTTCGCTATCGCCTAGACCTTTAGTCGTTGGGTCTGGGAACATATTCAAGGCGTTAACCACTGTCAAACCTACCAAGTAAGGGTTTGATAGGAATTTACCAAACAATCCAAACAATGCCCCCCAGCTTGTGATATCCTCGAATTTGATACCAAAGTAAGCCAAAACCGGCAATACCAAGGCGAGTGCAAAACGTGTTACGAATGTACGGTTTTTAAAACGAATAGACCAATTAATTTTCATGTTTAATTCCTCACTTCTAAATTAATGTATTTTTTATAAAGGGCATCAATGTACCCATTGCCACCTAATTTTTTATAACTGGAGTGCATTTTGTGAATCACATCGGAATTGTGAACCGTGGTATATCCACGCTCTAATTCTTTAGAAATGTCACGCTCTAAGCGTAGATACATGGTGACAAGATGCGCTTCATCATGCACTGCTAGTTTGTCGCTTAATTCGTTGATTTTCTCGTTGTTTGATTCACCGATTTGTTGAATAGTTTCAACCGAATCATGAATATTGTTCAACTCGCCTTTTAAATCTCCGAATTGTGATTTGCTTAAATTAGCGGACTTGCTAGCCTTCATGCCAAACCACCCAGTCGCTATTACCCCGATAGTAGGGGCGAGGTGGTCAATCAAATCAGAAATATTCAATGTACTTTACCTCTTTTATTTTTTACCCCCATTTTTTAATTATCTTCAGTTAGATATGTGACTGTACCGGTGTAGATGGCACGGTCTTGCGATTGATTGGTAAGCCTAATCGAACCATCGGGTGCAAGGTGCCAGACAGCCACGCCCGCATGGTTAGTACCGACATTTTTATTAGCAACTAAATGCACTTGAATAGCTGGTCTGAAACCACTTGGGATAGTATTAGTCATTACCCCATTCTCGTATACACCCACGACATAGTCGGAACGGATAAGGCTGGCAGTCACCACTGAGCCTTTTCGAGCAAGCGACATTTTAACACCCCAGCCAATATCAACCTCTTGTTTAACCAACGCTGGTTCTTGCTTTTCTGGTTTAGGTGTGTACTCAATCCATGTACCGGCGGAATTACTGGTTACTGTCCGTTTAAACATGCGACCAGAAACAGTCGTTAATGTTTGGAGGGAACCGAAACCACCTTCCACGACTTCCAAAAAACCACCCTCGCCAATAGCTGGATGGTTCTTATAATTACCGGCTATCGAATAAAAACCAGTAGTCTTGTAATCGTTTAGATTAGCAACCTTGTTGTCGATGGCAGCACCGTCAGGCTCGGTCAGTTTGTGGTGTTGTATCTGCTTACGGTTTGAATAGATTAAACCGTTAACGTCCAACGCTCCCATTTCACGGTACTTGCCTATACCAACGCCATCACGTTCGTAGCTCATTACTACTTTATCAGTTGATACTGTGATAACAAATTCTGTGTACGAGAACTTATCTTCAACACGCCCTAAAACCTCCCAAGAGGTATCGGCTGGATATTTTCCATTAAGATTGGCATCAGAACCGTTTAATTCAGAAATATTCTGCCATTCGTTCGTGCTATCTGTCGTGTAAGTATCCGTACCGACCTTCCTTGTTTTAAAGGTCAGCTTGGTTGTATTTTTTTGTGTCCCATTAACGGACAAGGGCGCTACTTTTAAGAATCGTTTCAGCGTGATCGTGTCTAGCTTCTCTCCCGTTCGTTTGGCTTCAAAACGTAGTGTAGGGTTAAAGTAAGCCAATACTGTTATGGTTTGCTCTCGCCAGTCTGACCACAAGCCACGACTATCTTGGACTTTAGCTCTAACTGTCATTTGTTTGTCAGTAACGGTCGATGGAACTGTAAGCGTGCCATTATTCGACTGTATCGAACTATTCCCGCTTACAATTTCGGCATAGTATCCAGTTATTGAAGACCCAGCAGCACCTTGACCGCCATTAAAAACGACTTTGATACGTGACAAAGTGCTGACAAAATACGTAGGGCTAGGAATGAGATTTTGTGTCACTGGGTTTGTGTCCGATAAACTAAAACCAGTGAAACCCGGCTTAAAGAGATTGGTCGGGATATTGACCGTGATTCTTCGAATATCCTTACCGACTTCGACTCCGTTGTTGTAAGTTACATAAGTTATTGTACCTGTACCGCTAGCCGAGTTAGGGAATTGATTAGCTATCTCAACGGGTGGAATCCATGTGAAACTAGAATCTACATCATCACCAGCTATTTTTTTGTCATAACTACCGATAGTCACCCAAATAGAGTGTCTCATCCACGCTTCACGCTTGGTGATGTTGATGATCACTGGTTTAGCGATTTCAGCCGTCACGTCCGAGCCATAACTAGCACGGGAAATGGTAGTTAAGACAAGAGCTGCATTGTTAATAGGTATTACCTTATTATTGCTCTTATTCTTAAACTCTCCACGATAATACATTGTACGAGTACCATCTCCATCATGTCGGATAGTGACCTCTTGGTCAATCAACATAGCGGTCTGATTAGGTTCAACGGTTAGCGTGCCAGAATTGGCTAAACGCTTTCCACCGTCATAGTCGATGTACGCTTCCCAAGGAACACCAGACACCTTAGTGTCTCCGTTTTCCCAATAGAGTTGTAAACGCACTTGTGATGTATTGCTATCAATATTCGAGCTAGCTTCATAAGCACGTAGGACTGCTTTTCCTCCAGCCATTAATAACTACCTCCTACCCATTTGATTACGTTTCGATTTGGGTCAATCAAATCTTGTTCTTCTCGGTAATAACCAATTTGTATTGATTTAGAAAATATACCGTTCTCGATGTGGATAACACCTTTATCAATGTACATTACTTCAGCACCGGCACTAAACATAGAAATACGCTTATCTGACACCAAAACCGAGTTAGAACCGTCGTTCTTACCAATAATAAGTCCCTCGTTAGAAGCCTTCATGTAATTGTCAAGGAAACTCCAACGTTCTGAGGTTTCACCCAAATCATTTTGCAATTTGACGATGCGTTGACTAGCTTCAACCAATGCTTTTTCAGTCTTGTTCTTATTCTCTTGATTAGTAGACAAGAAATCTTGATAAGCCTTCACCCACTGATTGACCACTGACAAGCTAGCTTTGGCTTTCAATTCTGCTTGTACGATCGAGTTAAGCTCATTCAGTTTATTGATTTGGTCTTGCGTCAACGCACTGTCTGCCTTGCTATCCAATTGTTTTTTTAAATCTTTCGGCGACGCTTGCCACGCTCGGTCAGTAGTACCCTCGTAGCAATCTAGCTCTGTGAAGAACAACAACGATTCACTGCCGTTAGTCGTACCTTTGTTATCGATACGGATGAAGCCTTCATCACATTCCCCAGAATTAAACGTTAAGTGCCATTTAACCACCCCACTAGTGGATGGTGAGCCGTTATGCGACTTGAAATTAACTACTTTAGTAAAAGTTTTGCTAGTTTCATCAGACCTACGACCAAGGAAATAAATGTCAACACCCTTGACGTTCCCTGTCCCAAATGTCTGCATATTGAACGAATAATCAGTGTTGCGTTTGACTGGAAAACGTAGCGTAGACGCTGGGACCGCTGATGATGATGTTTTCAGACAAAACATTGGCTTAGTGCCGTTGTAGTAAAACGCATGACTAAAAATGGATAGGTTTGCGTTTGCTTGCGGATATTCCCAAAGTCCCCAATTATCCAAATTCTCTGGAAAGGCTGAGTTGGTGATTAGGTTTTCACCACCAACCGAAACACTTCCCGTCATATCATTCCAAGTGTAGTCTGCTGGATTGGTACTGTCCGTTCTATCGAAATTAGTACATACACCCAAATAGCGTTTGCTACCGTTTTGTGTCAGACTGAAACCAGTCCGACCATCCGAGCTATCAGCGTAAGCAAAGTGGACATAAGGTGTTCTTCCGTCCGCCCCAGCTTTGCCGGGAATACCATCCCGTCCGTCAGTACCTTTCCACTTAGACCAACGATAATCTTGCGGGTTTCGGCTATCCGTGGCATTGAAATCTTGATACATCCCAATGAATGGTTTAGTGGTATCGGTTTGACTAAAACCGCCGCCGGAAACCGTGTCAGCATAGGCTATATGGGTGTACTGTGTTTTACCATCAGCACCCTTAACGCCGGGTATACCTTGGTCACCTTTTGGCCCTTGCAAACCTTGTGGACCACGTTCACCCGGTAAACCTCTAGGTCCTTGCTCTCCACGGTCTCCTTTAGCACCGTCATTCCCTTTAGGGCCTTGTTCACCTTTAGCACCTTGAGGTCCTTGCTCACCAATTTTAGACACTGAATAGCCGGTTTCAGTGGTGTTATCCGTATAACTCCAAACGGTTTTAGTCCATAAGAATTGTCCAGCTGGCACGTTAGGTACTTGACTAACCCAACCAGTTGTTGGTGCTACTGTTCCGGATGTTCCTTGCGCATAAGTAATCGTTGTACTACGAATACCGACACCATCTTTACCAGCTATACCATTATTCCCGTCGTTACCATCTCTTGCAACGTAGGTTTTCTGATACCCCGTTTCAGTGGTGTTGTCAGTATAGGTCCAGACGGTTTTCGTCCAAAACCATTGCCCTTTAACTAATGATGGTGGGTTTTGATACCACGCCGTAGGTGGCACGGTTTCAGCCATAGATAGTCCATATAGAACGCTAGTATTTCTAATTCCAATACCGTTCTTGCCCGGTATCCCATCGTTCCCACGGTCTCCCTTTGGTCCTTGCTCGCCCATCTTAGCAACAGAAAAACCTTGCTCACTCGTACCGTCTGAATAGAACCATGTCGTTCTTGTCCATAGGTATTCACCGGGGTTAACTGTTGGGATGTCTGGCGACCATGTACCATCTTCAAATACGATGTTTTTAATCCATACTGAATTATCTGTAGTGTAGGTGTTGACACGAATCTCATATTCACCAGTAGGACGGTTATGCGTGTATCTCGTACCGTTTGCTGTGTTGCTATCAGAAATAATAGCCCATGTACTGAAGCTAGGGTTAACAATCCAAACCGTAGCATTGTTACTACTTGCGGTCGTATTGTGCTGATTAGTGAAACTGCCGTTAGTTTCAGCGGATAGAATGTAAGTTTTTCCTTGTTCCAATCGAACACGCTGACCTGTCATAATAAGGTTGTCTATGGTTGAACCAGACGGTTGGTATTTGTTGTTTAAGGCTGCTACCGCACTGCCAGACGGTTTGTTGACACCGTCCGTTGATTTCGCATAACGCAAGGTAGTATTCACTAGCCCCACGCCATCCTTACCGGGGAGACCATCATCACCTTTAGAACCGTTCTGTGGAATGTATGTTTTTTGGTATCCAGTTTCACTAGATAGGTCCGTATACATCCATTGCGTTTTAGTCCATAGGTACTTACCCTTGACTAAAATAGGTGGATTTGCCGTCCAGCTAGTAGGCATGGTGGTTTCATTGTCACTCATGCCATAAGTAATAGTAGTAGATTTGAGACCTACACCGTTTTTTCCGGGTAAGCCGTCATTACCTCTATCGCCTTTATCCCCTTTAGGTCCGGGGTCGCCTTTAGCACCATTCTTACCGTCCGAGACATTTAAAAAAGTAACTTCTTCTGAAGCTACTTCTTTGTTGTCAACCCATGCCGAAACCGTCACGGCTGTCGGTTGGGTAATCTCTGACGCTACCATGTCATAGGTCATACCGACATATTTAATTTCACCGTTAATCACAAAACGCCATGTCGCATTAACTGTTTTATCACCTTGTTTCAATACTGGACGAACGGTAGAACGACCAACGCCATTTTTAAACGCTGTACCGTTTGTTGTCGTGATCTCGACACGATAAGGCAAGGCTCTAGCTGCGATTTCATCAATGCGCTGTTGTAACTCGTTTGATGGCTTATTAACGATTTTACGGTAATTCGAAAACACCACCGAATTATTCAACGGCATGTCAAAACTGACAATCATTTCAGTTACACGAGCTTCAAGCGCTAGACCACCCCTAAAATTGTTGTTGATAATTTTAACGGTGTCCCCTAGGTTAACATCCTTATAGTTTGCCATGAAACTAGAATGGACATCAACCGTGTAGGTCATCAACGGATAAGCGTATTGCTTAATAGTACGTAATGCGTAGCCTTTTAGTGAATTGACATCCTTGTACTCGGTTTGAAAATCCTTACGTGTCCAGTTATCAGCGTTGTTTGGATTCATCGTTGATGGATAACGCTCCCTAGACAAAGGTGCAAACACATAGCTACTGCCACGCTTTGAATAGAACTCTACTTGTCCAAGCTCGTTCTTTTCCTCAAACTCGACGCTTTCGAGGTTGACGCCCTCAGCACCAGTAAACACACCAGCATTAAATAGCTGGGTTTTGTCACTTGTTACTTGGACACCTTTAAGTTCATTCTGATAATGTAGCACCACATCCCCACGAGCCTTTCCGATACCGTGGTGAGTTTCGTCTGGAATCTGGTAGATATCGATAGTGAAACGCTTGATCGTACCGTCTCGATTCAATTCGGTACGGAAGGCAAATTCAGCATCAAATTTAGACATGAGACTGTGTAATTGTGCCAATTTTGTTTCTTGTGGTTCAAATTCAAGCGTTCTTGTTTTATCAGAAACCTCGTTAACGCCAATTTCAAGATTTGTAAACCCTAGAATTTCAAGATGTTCCAAATACCATGCAATGCTTTGAGGGCCGTTGCTTTTAAGCGCAACAGACTGCTCTTGTGCCAATTCCAAGTTAGTGTTATTACAAGTGACTTGGAATGTTGTATCGTTTTCGACTAATTGCGACACATAGAAAACATGGTAGGAGTTGTCGTAATAAAACGAGACAAACATATCGTCTTTGATATATTTGATGTCTTCATGCAACTTACCATTGACGATTTTAGGAATCGTAAAATCAAACGTACTCGTTGCGTATTCAAGATAAGGGTGCCACTGACTGTTGGAATATGGCAACATGCCCGGAACGTTGTTATTCAAGGCACAAACCTTACGCATGTTCTTGTCATGAATCCAAATCTGCATTAAACGAAACGCTCCTTCCAAGTTACTTCAACCGTTGGGTCAGTCCTTGTCCAACTAGATGTGTAGATGTCGATTTCAGTTTCACCAGTGCCGATACTAAACGGCTCGGATAAGTAAGTTAGCTCGTTAGACGCTGGCAAATTGTCAACTAATGTTTTACCCTTCGCCATGTCGATTTCAAGAATCGAACCCTTACGGAATCGGTTCGGGATGTCTTCCTCTTTGTTAACATAATCTTTTCGATAGACAAAACTATCCAGATACATGTGGGTTACAAGCGGTGCATCACCAAGACCAAAGAAACCAACACTTATTTTTGCTGATTTTTTTCCTTTGATTTCGGGTATCTTAAATCTAGGATATCCGCCTTGATAATAAAATTGTATTTCATCATCAAAGCGTTGCATATCTGCCCATCCTTGCGGTTCGTTGAATGGGTTTTGTGTCATGACATGCGTACCCCAAAATGATTTTCTGTCTAGCGTACGATAACTACCGTTACCATCACTGGCAAGAAAACGGTACTCACAACCGAGACCGTTAACATGCTTGAGTGTTTCCACACCGTACAGAAATGTGCCGTTTGCATCCGTTACAGATATCTTAATATATCCGCACTCATTAGATGCGCCAAGCCAAAAAATCTGCCTCCACCACATATACTCGTAGAGTGAGCCTTTTTCACCGTTGCTATCCGCTGGGATATCCCATGTAATCGAGCTACCACGGAGCAAGGTTGAGCCACTACCTCGATTAGTTAAGGCAATGTGTGGTCTGCCCCATGCGTTATCAATCGCAAGCGTTCCATTCAAACTTTGCAAGTTGTCGTTGAAACGCCCTTGATTTTTAGCACCAACCGCAAAACCATTAGTAATCCAGTTGTTAGAAACATAGTCAAACAGAATTTCAGATTGCTTAACTGTACGTGTATCAGCTTCATTCGGATTGCCAATCTCATAGCTTTCGCTAGACGATTTCACAACACCAACCCAACCATTATCTGAGTTGAATTTCAGTTTAATATCTGGGTAAGTTTCAGCCGTACCAAAGTTTTTTAGCGTAGCCTTGTAGTGTCCAGTAGATACTTTTTTAATGCTACCGTACTTAGTTTCACCGTCACTACTTACTAGAGCTTGTGCCTTGTTCTCACCGTAACTTTTCGGAACGTCAAACGTAACCGTTACTGTGGCAGTGATTGGTGCCGTGTTCTTATCAACCGTTAATGACGCTTGACCAGACGGGATGGCTTCCCAAACTTTGTTAGGCTCATCGCCAAAAATCAAAGTTTTCGGTTTATCAACATTGAGATATCCGCCCAGTGTCTCAGCAACCGTATTAAAGTAGTCGTAGTTTCCGACCAAGTTAAACGATACTTGAATCTGCTTAACTGACAAGGTGCTGTATAGGAATTGCTGACCATAACGCCTACGCCCTTGGTCTTGATAGTTATTGTTGAAATTAGATGCCACGTTTTTTGTGACATCTACTGGAACGGTACGCCCTTGCCCCTCATTGAATAATTCGGTTAAGTTTTTACCGTCAAAAATTACTGACATTCCTATCAAATAATGCTACCTCCTAACAGCGCTTGTCTGCGCTCATAATCGTTTGTTGCCTTGGTCATGAACGGTGCGAGACCGTTTGACACGCTTCTACCATCAATGATGTTTCTAACTTCGATAGGGTTAGAGCCGTTAGTTACCAACTGACCAAGTAGGTCAATCATGATGTCTAGCTTGCTTTCTAGTACAGAAACACGCTCATGATCTGAAGTGTTATCGTGGTTGCCTTGTGGGGCATCACCGGCAAAACGTGCCACTGCTTCAGTAAGTAATTGCCATGCTCTACCACGTTTGGCGATATCCGTTGGAATGACATACTCTGGCATGTCGCCCTCAGCCAACTCATAAACACCATTTTTATGGACTAGTCCACCGTTAGCATAGCCATAGGCAGCTACACGGTTAAAGGCTGCGTCTGATGTTCCGTAGCGGTGTTTGATATAGTTGATTGCAGCAAGCAAGTTATCATAACCGTTACGGATATTATTATGTCCTGCGTGCTTATAAGCGTCAAATGTTGGTTGAATAGTTTGCATCAAACCAATTGACGGGGTACCAGCTCTTGCGTTACTGTCCCAGTTATTTTGTACGTTAGGGTTACCACCAGATTCACGTTGAATTGTCGCCAAAATCTTAGACACACGGAAACTGTTAGCTTCGATGCCGTTAGCTTCCAACGCTCTAACAACAGAACTGCGCCATCTTTCAACTCCAGACCCTTGAGGACCGTCTTCACCACCACCGGCTGGGCTAAGCAATGGACCAAGGGTTTTCTTAATCCAGTCGAACATGCCACCAACTTGTCGTTTAATCAACGTTTGTAGTGGACTGTTACGGTCTTTAAGTGGTTTGCTATTATCTTCACCGCCACCGCCACTATCACGAACACCGAAATCAAGGAAGGTCGCAGCGTTTGAAATATGACGGCCAGCGTATTGGTGGTACTGACCGTTACCGCCATAGTTATACTCTTCACCATCGTAAGTGTCCCCATGAACAGCAGTTACAAAGTCAACGTGGTTACTTGAAATAGGTCCACCAGTGTAGACGGCTACTGTACCCGGTTTAGGTCTGCTTAAGTGTGGCACCTTAGCTGAGATCCACTGATTACCATTACCGAGATAACTAAACAAGCTTGAATTAACACCAAGGTTTGCCAAACGACTAGCAACGAATGACACACACTCACGATAGAAGTAACCCCACGGGTCAGCCCCAGCGTCTTTTGCCTTATCTTTGAAACGGTAGTCATCACCTTTGGCACCCATTGCCACCGTGCCTTCATCCATTGAGGCATTAGCCATAGACCAAAGCTCTTTCCACCAGTTTTTAGCTTCTTCGATAGGTTTCTTATAAAGCGCATTACCGAGCGGGTTAAACATGCCGGCTAACTTATCAGCGTTAGGGCTGAATTTCTTGGCTAGCGATCCAACCGGGTCTTTGACAACATCACCGACAAATTCAATCATCTTCATGAATTTATCGACACCGTTCTTCATAGCGTCCCAAACTGAGCCTGCTACATTTGTGGCAGTGTCCCAGATTTTAGACCAGAAACCAGTCCCTTTAGCAAAGGCTCCACGTTCTACGCCCATAAGCATTGCTAATTCACTGGCATTGATTACCTCCGAACCAGCAGGCAAGAGATACTCAACGTTTCGCCCTTGTGGCAAAAATGACTTACCGTTTGGCAAAATAACCATCTCTTGGTTATTAGTTTCTGGACTATCGTAGCCATCATTTAGAGTGGCAAGCGTAGGTCTAGTGATTGGGTTTCGGTATGAGCTAAACATACCAGTACCACCGGCAAACTTAACTTTCGGAATTTTAGAAATAGCTTCCTTGCTACCACCAAAATCAGAAATCAGTTTATTGATACCATCGATACCAGCGTTTGGCAGTGCGATGACAGCGTTGATACCATCACCGGCAAGTTTCTTCATGCCGTCCCACATCTCACCGAAGCCTTTTTTCACGTTATCCCAAGTATCTTTGAAAAACTTAGCGATATTGGTCAGTGCGTCGGTAATCAGCTTGGTAATGTTAACACCAAATTTTTCTTGTGTTAACGCTCCGATTTCGTCCCATTTTTTAGACAGGAATTTTTTAGAGTTTTCCCAACCGTCAAACCAATTCTTATTGATGCCTTTGTGATGCTTATCGATATCTTTACCAAGGGCGGTCATTGCTTCAGTAGCGTTGCCCTTGATACCTTCCCATGTTTTAGATGCGAATTTCTTGACGTTGTCCCACTTTTCGCCCCAATCTTTTTTAAGGCTAGTCATGTGTTTCGCAACGCCTTTAGCCATTTCTTTAACGTGGTCCACTGTTCCATCGACAAACTTCTTGAATGGTTTGTTATGCTTGTACATCAATTCAAACCCAGCTACTACTGGATTGGAGATAACAAGCAACTTCTTAGCGGTGTTTGTGAAGGCTTTGATACCTTTTTCACCACCAGTGAAGTAATTCTTGGTTTTTTCGAAGCCTTTTTTGGTGCTCTTGGTCATTGAATCCATCGCACCAGTCCAAGTCTTCTTCATGCCATCCCATGTCTTACCGAGCCATTTACCAGCATTAGAAAAACCGTCCTTGATGCTCTTAACGATACCATCAACGAATTTCTTGAATTTCTTGTTGTGCTTATAAATTAAAGCAAACGCCCCAGCAATCGGATTGGCAATAAATAAAAGGACTTGTTTCCAGTCCTTTTTGAAGAAATCAATGATCTTGCCAAAGATTTCTTTTGTTACTTTGAAAATCTTGTCAAAGGCTTTTTTGGCAGCACTAAACATGCCATCTACAAAGGCTTTAAATTTCTTATTGTGTTTGTAGAGTAGAACTAGGGCGGTTATCGCACCAGCTACGGCTACCGCAATCAAGCCAATAGGGTTAGAAGCCATCGCTAAATTCCACGCTTTTTGGGCTACTGCCGATGCTTTTTGGGCTACGGTCATAGCTACTGTGGAATTTTTCAACATATTGATAGCTTTGGCGACTTTTATAACTCCCGAAGCAACTTTAGAGCCTACGAAGTAAGCAGCGAACAAAGAACCGACGGTTTTAATAGCCGTCTTATGTTCAGCAATGCCACCTAAAGCTTTTGATAGCGATGTTACTGGTGATTTAGCTTTCTTGCCGTTGCCAGTCATTAGGTTAAGCGCTTCGGCAACACCTTTAATCATGCCTACGGCAGTTTCCCAAACACCGCTAGCAAAGTCTTTACCAATGCTGAACACCGAACCTAAACTATCTTTAACCTCTTTGAAAAAAGCTACAATTTTAGGGGCGTTATTAGCAATGGTTTTACTAACATTATCAACGACCTTGTTGAGACCGTCCATGAAGCTATTCAGCTTGTCCTTGCCATCACCGAGATTAAAGACTTTAGAAAAGGCATCCATGATAGTGCCTAGGCCTTTGGAAACGTGTTCTCCTAAGTCTTTAAACTTAGTTTCAGTGTTAGGATCAGCAACCCAATCCCCAATCTGTTGTAAGAATGGGTTTTTCATTTTATCGATTGGGTCACGAAACGCTGCGACTACCGCTGGCATACGGGACTGGATTGTTCTTTCAAGACCACCAATGGTAGTTGAGAAGTTAGCAGTGGCGTCCTTGTACTTGTCTTGCAACTCAAACAAGGCTTTTTGCGCCATTTCAGCGGTAATCTTACCATCTTTTTGAAGTTCTGCATATTTATCGGCGGTCATGTCTGCAATGCCAAGCTCTTGCGCAGCTACTTCTTTAAGTTGGTTTTTCATTTCTGGGAAGACATTGATAATTGACATCATGTCTTGCCCTTGAACCTTGCCATTGGCAATCATTTGTGCCCACTGTGTAGCGAAATTCTCAACGGCTGCATCGGTTTGACCGAATGCGTCTTGCAAGGTCAAGATGGCTTGTGTTTGTTGTTTGGTTAACTCTGTGTTGTGAGTAACGGCATAGAATTTTTGGTTCATGCCGTCAACCATTTCGGTTGAGTTAGCTGCCGCTTGCGCCATTTGGTTGGTCATATCGACCATTTTTTTACCTTCTTCGGCATTACCGGTTAGGGTTAACCAAGTGGCGTTCATAGTTTGTTGATATTTAACATATTCGGCACTTGATTGGGCGATTTCGTCAAACTTACCTTTGATAGCTCCCAACGCATTCTGGAAACCGTTGCTAATGAGGTTAGCCGCAAACGTAGCGCCAAAGATACCTTTCAAGCGTGAGGTTTTATGTTCAGTCTCACTGACTTCACTACCTAAGCGTTTGAAGCTCTCTTTCAAGCGTCCAATGAACGTACTAGACCGTTGACTTTGCTCAATTTCATCATTAAGCTTGTCAGCGGCGTTCCTAGTGTGTGCGAGACTAGTAGCAGTTTCGTCTAAACGTTGCTTTTGCTTGCGGTATTCATCGCTAGTTCTTCCAGACTGTTTAGCGACACGCTCAAGCATTTCTTTTTGGGTCTCATACTGTTTATTTAAGTTAGTAATCGAGCCCTTGTATTGCTTAAGTTGCTCTTGCCTAGCTTCATCCTCTTTGCCCTCTGCTTTCAGACGCTTGATATAAGTGTCTGAGGCTTCGTTTTGGGCTTTGTACTCACGTTGCAATTCAGAAAGCCCAGACTTGTGATAATCTAGGCTATTCTTGGCTTGCCGTTGTTGGTTTTCCAACGATGCCAAACGTGTCGTGGCTTGGTCAATCTGTTGTTGGTACTTAAGGTACTGCTCAGCCGTTTCAGCGGTACTCCCTTTAAGCTGAGACTGTTCTTGTTTCAATTTCTCAATCTTATGTTGTTGGTTTTGGATAGCATTACCCAAACCATCGTACTTAGCTTGTGCTGCTCCCAAATAGTCACCAGCGCTACGCATTTGGCTTTCTTGCGCCTTCCATGCGTTCGTAGAGCTATTGACCAACTGAGTTAGTCTCTTAATCGAGTTAGCCGCTTGTAACGTGTCTAAGGCGATTTCAGTGGACATGGTAGCTTGTACTTTTGCCATGTATTATTTATTCCTCCTTTCCTTAAATATTTAGAGTAAAGATGTTGGGTCTACCATCCTATCTTCTTCCTCTTTTGCGTTTAGAATTTTCATCAATTCGTAATAGTCGGTATCGTAGTATTGATCTAGCGTCCACCCAAAACCTTGAATTGATTTCTTAGCAACAAGCTTCAAGTCCTCAATGCTATTTTCTAAATCAAAAATCTGTTCCCCTCTAGACTTTACTCTTTTGGGTCAATTTCACCAGTGGCGTTTTCAAGTTGTTCGTCAGTCAAACCGTACATATAGCCCACCAATTTTTCAGCAATCTCTTGTGTACGTTCATTGTCTAAATCAAGCAATTTGTCATAGGCTTCATCATCCAAGTTGAGAACGGCACGAATGAAACCAAGCATTTCCTTAAGAGTTGTGAAGCTTGCTTGCGCTTGCTCTAGTGTGTCACCATCTTCGACAGTATCGCTGATTTTAAGGACTGCCAATTGGTATTCGTGCATACGCAACACATTGCGGTTGCTTGTTGTCACTTTGAATGCTTTCTTACTGATTTCTGGGATTTGAATAGTTCTGATTTCCATTTTATCTTTACTCCTTTTTTAACAAAAATAGAGGTCAGGCCATGAGCCCGACCTCTTGCGAATTATTAAATACTATTTGATGCAGCAGAAAGGGCATAGCCCCCGAAGACTTCTTTGAACATGTTAGTTTTATCGAAAGTAGATGCTCCAGAATAGTATTTCTTGTAAGGCTCACCACCGAACGCAGTCGCTGACAAGGCGTTAAATGTCATGTTGTCGTCTTGGCGAGTTTGGGCAGTATCAGTATCAGTTGCAACGTTTTGAGTTGATTCTTGCATAATGCCGTTAGCGAAACCAAAGAATACTGAGTGTTTGCGGTCAAGTGTTTCAGATTCAATCAATACCGCTGTGTGAGGTTTTTCGCCATCCATAACGTAACCACCCTTGCCGTCTGGTTTGAAACCAAGCATTTTTTGTTTGATTTCAAAGTCAAGGTTGTTGAAGTCGAAAGCGACCGTTGGTGAACCTGGGGCAATCATTACATCTTGTACTGAGTTGTTCCCTGGAATCTTAGTCGCTTGACCTTCCAAGTTGGAAATGTTAGCGGTACGAGTACCAAGCATTTTAGAATCGACTTCGATAACGCCTTCTGTTGAAAGCCCATCATTGCCTTTAAGTAGTTTTTGGGTTTTAGGGTCAACCAATGCAAGGCGGACCATTTTCAAACCTACAATTGCCATATAGTAATTTCTCCTTTGTTAAATTAGCTTATCGAGAGCAACAAAAAAGACCGCCGTAATCTGCAATGTATCGGGGTCTATGCTATGTTCTCTCATATCTGTAATTGAGTAGTGTTCAGATTTTAGGAATTTCAGCAATTCCATCTCAAAGGCTTCAATATCGAAATCAATATCTGCCTTGTAAAAAATCTGTACCTCTACTCTATCCGTTTTACTGAAAAAGGTATTGTTTCCGCTTAAGTCAAGGGATGGATTGCTTTCGGTGAGCAAAACGATTGTCTTATCGGTGTTTTCTTCGAGTTCTTTAGGCAAGTTGTTTGCATATACTTCGCTTATTTCACCAAATTCTTTGCCGTCAATCAGCTCTTTTAGTTTTACGGTTGCTAACACTTAATCACTTCCCACCTTTCCTACGGATAAATTTTTCATATTCCTCTTTTTCTGCCAATAGCACTTTCTTTTGAACACTGCTATCGTTTTGGACGTTGGTAACGAAATGATCAGCACGGTATTTCTTGGTGCCGTCATTTAAACGTCTAGCATTTTGGGCATGGTAATTATTTTTCCATCCTACGGTTGCCACGCCAGTTTTTCTGCCATCCGCATTAGTGGACTGGACAGATAAACCGTCAGCCATGTGCCCATACTTCAAATGTTTCTTATTTGAGTAGTGTTTCTCACGGGTTACATCTTCTAACTCCTTTTGAAACACCTTTGCACCAGCGGTGGTAATCTTAGCTTGTTCCGCTGGTGTTAAATCGCCAATACTGGCTACTGTTTCAAGCCAGCCCTCTAGCGCCTTATCAAGCCCTACCATAAGCCATCACCCAACTTTCTTGCGCTTTCTCAAAGTCAGAAAGTCGTAGCGGTTAAGCCCAAAGTTTTCGTTGGGGCTAACTCGCACAATGTCATACTGAGTGCCATTTAGGACGGCCACTTGACCTTCAACTACTTTGGCATTATGTCGAATAACGATGACTTTGGTGTCGGTTTCGCCATTTTGTTGAGCCAAATACTCTTGATTGAGTGTGCGAGTGTGTGGCTTATAGTGCAATGTAAACTGTTTGACGAATTTAGGCACATTAACACCCGTGAATTTATTGGGTGTGCTTTGGTATGTACCAAAATCAGCCTTAAAACGAAAATCTGAGGGTAAGTATCTAACTTTAGCCATTAGTCACCTCTTTCCTCGCTATACGTTGCGTATAAGCCCCTTAATTGCCCGATTATGCTATTCAAAGTGAGATTGATAGGATAAGTTACCGTATCAGTTAAAGCCACTCTGTAAGTGAAATACGAGCTTGTGAGAGCTATTACAGCCGTGTCAAACAAAGATTCTACACTGTCAAGGTCATAGAATTTTGGGTCGTTACCGACTGCATTGATAATATACTGTTGAGCTGATTCAATGTAAGCTGGAATGAGTGCGGTGTCGTCTGTCTCATCCAGATTGAGGGTCTGCATGATAGTTTCCTTAGATACACTCATTACTTACCTCCTAATTAGGCTCCTGGTGTAAGATTAGCTTTTTGGTCAGCGATTGCTTTGAATGATGCTGGCACAAACGCTTCTTCATCCGTTTTAACAACATCGAAGCGGTCAATAACACGTACTTTAGTAGTGTCGGTTTCGAAAGCTCCACCACCGATGTTTGTTGAAAGCAATGACAAGTGTTGACGGTCAAACAATGTTACTGCCTGTTTCAAATCACCAAAGTAAAGTGGCATAGCTCCACCAGTACCATTAGCAAGCCAGCGGTCAGATACTTCTTTAACTGTGAAACCATCGATTGAGTAGCCAGTTGGTGATTTCACATCACGTTCCATCAAGTAGTCACCCATTGCATTCTTAACTTTCTTAAGAGCAGTGAAGCCTGAAGTGTTAGTCAAGAAGAATGAGGTTTGTTTAATTGCTGGGTCAACTTTAGCTTCAAGGTCAATGATGTCGTCCCATTTAGCCAATGTTGGTTTAGTTGGGAGTGTAGCAATAACTTCCAAGATAGCTTTGTTGCGAGTTACAACGACTTTCTTAGCAATCCATCCAGACAACCAAGCAAGGATATTTTCAGCAGAATCAGCAAGCAAGCTGTTAGTTACTGTTGAGATACCAGCATAGCGCTTGATAGCGTAGCGGATAAGAGAAAGTTTTGGATCGTCGTTTTGACCAATTTGACCAGCTTCATCATCAATTTTATTGAGACCAGTAATATCAGCCCATTTTTCGTAAACACGAGAACCAGTAAGAGTCGTTACGTTTTCGACATTAACATACTCTTGCAATGAATCGTATTGACGAACCAATGTATTGATAGCTGTACGGATATCTTGAGGGATAGTCAAGCCAGCGTCAGAGCCAGTAGCGTCTGTTTTAGAATCAAGCAAGTTTTGGTAACGACCACGAACGAGGTTTTTAAAGTCTTTAACAAAAGAAGCTTTAACTTCTTCTTCGTTCTCAGTCAATGGTTTCTTGTCTTCTTCAGACATGTTAACTACTTCATTAGCACGCGCTTCTGTGTATTGTTCTTTGAACATATCACGCTTCATTTTAGCGGTGTCACGCTCGTTTTTGATAGCTTGCAATTCTTCAGCGGTTACTGAATCATCAAGCATAGCTACGTTAAGTTTTTCATTAAGATTTTCGACCTTGTCGCCTTGAGCAACCCAAAGGTCATGCAATTCGTTTGATGTTTTCATCAATCATCTTCCTTTCATTTTTCAAGTAAAATCGCCAATTTCTGCTCACGCAATGAATTGGTTTTAGGTGTAGCAATCATATTCTTAAATTTAGTGATTGCTGCTTTGCTTGGTAGTTGATGTACTGCATTAGTAACCATGATTTCTTCTTCGTCATCGTTGAAAAACATGATTTCGTCCGCAAAACCTTTATCAACGGCAGTTTTGGCGTTAAGCCATGTCTCTTTAGCCATGAGATCAAGTAATTCTGGCTGTTTAAGTCCAGTTTTCATCTCATAAGCCAAAGCAATGGATTCGTCAATACTATTCAATACTGCCGATTGATGTTCTAGGTCATCGCTATTACCAACGATACCAGTTGACGCTTTGTGAATCATAATATGCGCCGTTGGACTGATACGAACAGTATCGCCAGCCATAGAAATGACACTCGCAGCACTAGCCGCAAGTCCTTGCACATTAACCACAATACGCTTGCCACTAGCTTTAAGCATGGTATAGATTTCGCTTGCTGCAAACACATCACCACCATTTGACGCAATATTAAGCGTGATTTCTTCGTCTTCATCGTTAGCAATGGCATCCTGTACCAGTTTTGGATAGGTACTAGACATACCAAAATACTCATAGAAAGCACCAGCATCATCACTTACAATATCGCCTTTAATGTCAATCTTGCCCATTTATCTCACCTCCTTTCAATGTGGTCCTATTAGGGTTCTTACCCTCTGGCAACTCTTTAGGTAAAATTTCAGCTTGTTGCAAAATATACAAACCTTGATTCTGTGCGAGTGTGCCACTCTTGACCATGCTATTGATACGGCTGATATAGTTAGCACCAGTCGGATCAACCGCTGGGAAAATATCTGCGTCCACATCGCATGAAAGTTTCTGAGATAGCTCACTAAGAAACGGTCTTAAATAGCGTGCTACTGCTTTAGAGTACACATTGGAACTCATTTCTAGTGATGATTGTTGGTCTCCTTGTCCTCCGACAACGTTCTCTGGGATACCGTAGACTTTGGCAAATTGTCCGGTCGTCCAGTCCGCTTGCTTAAGTAGTTGGGCCACGTTGGATTTAATTTCAAGAGGTGTGAAGTCCTCTAAATCATCCAGTACCAACGGACCGCCTTGCATTTGCTTCATCGCTTGTCGTGAGCGTGAGACCTTTGTTTTAAAATCAAGCAACCCACCGCCTTTGATTTTCAAGATACCATTGGCGTTTAGGGCATTCTTAAGTGAATTAAGCGTTAGCTTATCGCTGGCTTTCTGAATGTCCAATTCTCTACCAAGAGCCATCAACGGACTTACGCTTGTCAAACCACCATCCACTGACAACAATCTAAAGTGTAAGATGTCGCTTTGTGGAACATGCTGTTTTGGCGGAATGCGTGGATCATCAAAAGTGATGTTATAGTATAGACCGTTTTGATTATCCAAACGGTTAAACGAGACTTGAGATGGTCTCAAATACTCCCACTTCATATCACGCCCATTGTCATTTCTCCAACGATAAGCAAAGGCTTCCCCACCCAATAGCATTTGAGCAAAGATAGACTGATAGAAATTAAAGCGGTTAGCGTTATTTGATGGGTTATCTACGATACCTTGTAATTGTTTACGGCTAGTCGTTAACTTGGCGGTCGCAAGGTCATTGGATAGTTGACTGATAATAGAGAATAGGTCTGAGTTTTTAAGAGCAGTTTCGGCTGAAACCCACTCGCTACCATTCAAGGTAGCTAAAAACTCTGGATCAGTAATATCAAAAAAGCCCCCTTGATTACTAGGTGGGCTCTCTGTTGCGAGATTGGTTATATTAAATACTGGCAATCGTTATCACCTCCTTTCTAGCCTTTCTTGCTAGCTAGTTCACTAACCAACCCAGCTAGTACGAATGTGATGGTCATACTAACGCCAAACCACACATAGCCAATGTGGTAAGTGGTGACATTAAGCGAAATTGCAGCTAAAATGAACATCAAAATGTCAAAAATAGCCCAAATTGCCTTAAAAAACTTTAAAATCATGTATTAATACTCCTCTAATAGCCCACTATCTGGGTTTTTTAGCCAATTTAAAACGGCTTCTTGACTCATGTGTTCTACCTTCCACGTTGGATTGTTAGTAATAGCGTAATCTTCGAACGCATACATGCCGTCATAGAATGCGTCAATAAGAGCATCCACCACGTCGATTTTATAGGTGGATTTCATTTTATCTACTTGGATACCGATGTTGTCTTCTTTAATCACCGCATTTATCAAGGCTTTACGCATGATTTCATCATCAAGGCGAGTGATATTCCCTTCGATAAAGAGCGTTTGAAGGAATTTTGTAGGGTCTTTCAGTTCACTTGTACGCTGTCTAATAGGCATCATTGGGAAACTAGTGTTAGATTCCAAGGCCTTGATAATTTTTGATACTCCCATAGCATCGTAGCCAAAAAAGACCACATCAAGCTGATTATCCTCTACATACTCACAAAACCAGCGATACACTTCCTCTGGGTTAATAAGTCCTTGTGGATGGCTTGTAATCGTGCAAAAACCCTTGGTTTCCAAGTCTCGATAGTTGACACCGTCCTGTTCCATCTTGGCTTCTAGCGAACCCGCTTGTTGCCAAGGGATAAAACTGTGCTGTTCGATGTGCCATTTCTGACTGCCATCTTCAGTAACGTAGGGATAGACGAAACCAATAGCCGTGTTATCGCTAAACATTGACGCATCCAACCCGACATAAACACGCTTACCCTTGATATCAAATTCATCAACGACTGCATTCTCAATATCGTCTAAATCAAGGAAACTGTTGCTATCTGCCAATAGCCAGCAATTCATGTTCTTAACTTGGAAGTCAGCAAGTTTTCCCATAAGCAGCTTTTTATCACGCTCGGAAAGTAGCCCCTTCATCAATCCATCTTTTAGTTTCGGATGGTTAAGCAACGGGTTACTTTTTGCCCACGTTTCTGGTTTAAACACTTCTTCCAAGTTATCTTGCGACCAGATTAAACATAACTGATCATCACCAGAACGGTCAAAGTCACGTTCCATGATTTCAATTAATTTCTTTTGCTCTTGATGAAATGGAACATCGGGCGTTTGGTAAGAAGTTGAAATTTCAATGAAGCGTGAGCCTTCAGTATTAACTTGCCCGGATGTGATTTTAGAAATACCTTCATCCGTTCTAAGCTCACCGACTTCATCGGCCACAGCCAGTTTAAAGTGTTTACCGTCAAATTTACCAGATTCAAACGAAATGGTGTGAATAGTATTGGCATCTACGAGAGATTTAATTTCTCGTGAATATAATTGGACTTGCGTTTCCTCTGCTAACGACTTAAACGGTTCATTCTCTATGATTCTAGCCATCATAGATTTAACATAAGTATATAGCTTCATCGTTTGGTCAAAGTTTAGCGAACTAACAAGAAAATCTTGGTTACTTTGTCCAATAATTTCAATCAGATAAGAGAAATTAAGGCAAATACCAGCTATCATCGTTTTCCCTTGCGAACGTGCAATAGAAATAATGATATTTGAAAACCTTGGTACATCGTCTAAGTCAAACCACGCAAAGAGTTGAGCGAATATAAAATACTGCCAATCCATCGGCTCTAGCTTTTGGCTTAGATCATCAACGTTTGGCACTAATGATAGGAATTTCAAGAAACGGTTAAATGCATCAACCGAATAGACATAAGGAAAATCGCTATCCCCTTGTCTTTGCAAGTCTCGGAGGTGTCGGAAACATGCTAATTGGATATTGTAGCCAGCGACAATCTTGCCATCTAGCACGTTAAAACAGTATTGTGTGCCATAGTCGGTATAGGTTTTTCGCTCGTAAGAAAAATCGATGCTATTATAAGCACCGATTACATCTTTTGATTTGGTTAAATCAATCTTTTGCATGTTTCACCTCCTTTATTTGAAGAATGCCGCCATTTTATCTTTCATTGAAGAATTATCCGCTTGACTTCCGGCTATTTCTGCTAATTCTGCCCGTCCTTTAGGGGTCAAACCTAGCTGAATCCCTATTTTATTAAGGGTTTCGGTAGCATCTTTCATTGTCGCAACGGCTGGGTTTTTTTTAAAGCCCATAGACTGCTCGCCTAGAATCTCGCCACTACCTTGTGCTTGGATAAGTTTTTTAATTTCGGTTTGGATACCGTTTTCTTTGACATCCTCATAGGCTTTTTTGTAGATCTCGTAGTTAGTACAGTAGGTTTCCACAAGAAACGTGTCAATGCGTTCGACCTTTTCTGTTGCTTCTAAAAACGGAATGATTTTGCGCCAAGTCTCTCTAGCCACCGTACCTAAGTAGTTCGGAGGGTCCGTTGGTAAACGCCCCGAATTTTGCTTGAAGTATGGATTCTTGACCACATCGCACCCTCCTTTCTATTTTCAATTATGACACCGCTTAAAAATCCTCAAAATTGGCGTGCGATACAAGACAACACCTTGTGGCGGCTCTCCTTGGCACGAGAGAGGGGCGGGGGTCAATTTTAAATCGTGTCGAGGGTTATTACACCACCCTTATTATAGAATCGTGCTATGGGCTTATTAGAGGGGTTTAACGACGTCCTCTTTTTTGCGGGCTATTAACCCTGCCCACGTTGCCACGGAAAGTCGTAGCTCGGTGTTTTGTTTCGTTCTATTTTGACCAGTACCATAGATTTCTTGCTCTAGTGTACGCTTGGTATTATCGCAGCTTCTGCACGTTGCTACCACGTTTGAAATTTCCGTCCTAAGTTCTGGCGCAATTTCAACGGGTGTAACGTGGTCGCCTATGCGTGCGTCTGGTGTGGTCACACCCAACGCTAGACAGTACTGACATAGATAGTTGTCACGTTCTAATGCAATCTTACGAATAGAAGACCAAGTCTTTGAATGATAGAACGCATACCGTTCCTTGCTTTCATCGTCTCGGTTCCTTACTCGTTTGTTGTATCTAGTGCGTGAGTATCTCTGCCTCTCTTCCATGTATGCTGCTTCCATACTGTGGTGTGTCGTACAGTAGTGTGCTGGTCTCTCTGCTAAGGCACGGCACCCCTCTGCCTTACATCGTCTGACCATCGGCATTGGCATACCTCCTTTCAGATAAAGTAAAAGAAGAACACTACTGTGTCCTTCTGATTCGATAATACTATATTACCACGACCATAGTATAGTGGAGTATAGATTGGTATATACCACTATAGATTAATCCAAATACTTCTCAGCTTGTCTTAGCTTAACGTAGTAGGTAGCCTTACTAAAGCCCATGCGGTCACATATCTGCCAGATATCTAGCTGGTCTATGTACACCATTTGCAGTAGGGATCTAGCGTCTATATCCCCCACGTTTGCTATCTGCCGGCGAAACTCCAGCTTTTGTTTGATAGCTTCAGCAGTGAAGCGTTCTACTTCTTCACGAGCCGTCATAAGCTCCACATAGATATCATCCTTGCCTTTACGCTTACCACCTTGTACCCTGTCAGTCTGCATAGCTCCAGCCGTTACTTTGAGTGCTTGCGATTCCAGCCGTTTTATCTGTTCTATCTGACTGTCAATGTATCTATCAAGTGCCTTGATTTGTTGCAGCCGTTCAACCGTTCTCATAAATTTGTTTCCTTTATGGTATAATATTATTATTAGCGTTTGAACAGTCCTGGGCATTAGTCTGGGTCTTTTTTTATACAAGAATAAAGAAGGATTAGGGTACCACCTCCCATGCTTTAGATTTAGCCTTGCCACCAGCAATGCAAGACTAGGATTGAAAAAAATAAAAAGGATTCCTCGATTCTATAACTTATTATTTACTGGATTTTTGGTGCCGAGGTCTGTCAGCTCGACGGTGTTAAAAAAGTGTCTCTTGGATATTTTGACAGACAATAGCTAGCAAGGGAGTCGAACCCTCGTAAACCGTTCTAGCTACACACCTAGTGCATAGTCTGTATATAGGGCTTTTCTAACCGTTGCTTTATCACGACCTATCTTGCCCTTAGTTCTATATTTAAGAATGATGCGATCAACTTCATCGTCCAACCTTTCAGACCACTCGTAGTTATTGAAAACGTAATCAATGATTTCGCTGAACAACTCTCTCGAAAGTAGCCCTTCCATTTGAATAGCCTTCAACGGTGTTAGGGCGGCTTTTTCCGCATAGCACAGATTGAGGGCGTTTTGGGTTCTGTTAGCATTTTTCTGGTCGCAGTCCTTAACCTCTCTAATGTAGTTGTTTAGGTTGTTAGGGTGTTCCTTGCGTAGTTCTTCCACTTCCTCCTGGAACAGTTTAAATAGCCCCTCTGGCAGTCCTGCGTTGGTTTTATCCAACACTGGGCGCGTGGTTTTACCTCTTGTGTAATTAGTGGACAGATAATCTTGAAGGTCGTCAAATAACTCATCAGAAATGATGCCTTCTAGTCTATCGACTGTCGCTGGCGATATCCTCGCACGTTCCACGACTGCACTATTAAACGCTTGATAAATGATGCGAGCTTGTACTTCACTGCACTGTCGCACCTCTTGAAAGAACTGCTTATAAGAGCCTTTTTTGTACGTCTCTCTCAGCGCCGCATGTTCACTGACTAACCGTTGGTATAATTCCTCGGTCAGCCCGGAATATTTGTATTTCACGCTCATGAGCTCACCTCTGCCAGTTCCGGATTTTCGTAGATGTTGCCGATAATTTCTCTTGAATTAGCTATGCTGCATAACCGTTCAAAATTATTGTATCTAAGCAAACTATTCGTCCACATTCCTAAGTCAATATTGAATTTGACTACACCGTTCAACAGTCCGTCTTTTGTCCCAAGAATGTCCCCTTCAAAGATTTCTTTGCCATATTTATCGGTTAGTCCAGTTGATTGCATGAGAACAAGGTCATTATTCACAATCCATTCATTTGACTCTGAATCTTCATCAAATATCCAAATGTCTGAATCGCAAACCATTACTTCTTCTGGACTGTACATGCGGCATAGCGAGCTGCCGTCCCACGCTCTAAATTTAGGTATCATTGCCCTCTCCCTTTCAGATAGCTGGGAATATCGTCCCCGACTTGCACGCTATCGTACTGCTCCTTGCTTACAAGGAATTTCCCGTAAGCACCGCAATCAAGCGTATAGAGCTTTCCGACCATGGATTTTCCAGTGACCTTTCCATGCAATTCAACGGCATTATCTGCCTTATGGATAATCATTGTCTCAATAGGTCGGTTGACCACTCGCAACACTGTAGTCACGTTAATTGCCAGTGATACCAGTAGTAGAATCGTTGCTATTGTTAGCTGGTTGTCTCGTTTTCGTTTTGATAAAGTTATCATCAATCATTACTCCTTTTCTGTCTTTGATGTCGTTATAAGCGATTGTGAGGCACTCTTCCACGTCGTAACCGAGCTGCAAACATAAAACTATTAGCGTCACGATAGAATCGCCTATAGCATCTTTCAATGACCATTCTGGGTCAGTAAAATTATTGGGCTTTAGAAACACGTCTCTAATCTCGCCCACCTCTTCCGTAACCTTCATCCATTCGATTTTAGGATTGCCCTTGTCTAGCCCGTGGCTAATAGCCCATTGGTTAATTTTATTGATTAGATTATTCATCAGTCACCTCCAAACAATGTGCGCCAAGCGTAAACCGCAGCTACGAACGCCAAAATGAATTTAATCGTTTCCATCGTCCACCTCTTTCACTTCAACGCCTGGGCAGTCAAACACCCAGCCGAAGTCGGCTTCTTCTAGCTCTTTGCGGGTGTGGGCTACTCTTACCCCCTTCGCGCCTTTACCATCATCAAAAGTCCAGTCTTTAAAAGATGTACCATAGTTCAAAAACTTGTAATTGTCGTCAATCCCTTTAAACTCAACTATATATTTAGGTTCTTTCTCGACCTCGTAGCCTAAAGTCCAAGCGAGGGCGAAAGTTTCTTGGTTTGTCTCTGTTCCTAGAAATTCTTTTAGTTTTGAACAATCTTCTTGACTTTCATAATTGTAAAAATCTATATCACTAATAAATAAAGCCCGCCCCAGATTAACGTTAGTAAATTTACAATACTTAATCCAATCTGCCACAAACTGCGGAATTACTGGTTTAGGGAAGAACGAATCATATAAGTCTTCTGCATGGGCTATTGAAAGGCGTCCTGCTGTTGCTAGTTTCTGTACTGCTTCATCTTTATTCATCATCGTCAATTTCCTCCATCCAAACAGTGACATCACCCACTGCTAAACTCAAACGCTTCAATATCTCAATGCGTTCCAGTGCTTTCTCCCTGTCAGTGAAATAGCACTCTTTCACATCATCCATATTTCTCGCCACTCTTACTATCCACCGCATTCAACTAACTCCACTGTATACTTCTTCGAATTACGATATTTAACACCTCTTAGGCGGTGCAATTCATTGATAGCGTCGTTCTTATCGTTGAATACATGGACACTGTCTTCCATGTTGTCGTAATACACTACTACCGCATATTTCATAACTTAACTAATCTCCTTCCGTTCTCGCTGGTTCTTCTAGCATATACTGGTGTACCATAGTGACTGATTGAGTTAACTGACACACCTAGTTGTTCAGCTATCTCACGTTTGGTGCCCATAGCCAGTAATTCATCGCCCTTGTATAAGGCATATTCCTTTACTTGCATAGCTCTACCATCCTTGCTAATAGTTCATTGTCTGGTAACTGCTCCAGCGTCAGAATGCGATTGAGTTTCTTATTCCCAATTCCTAATTTCATTGCCACTGCACCTTTCTTTTGATGTGTGGTATAAAACCAGTGACTAAAACACTCTACACGTTCTAACACTGTTACCTGTTTTTCGTATGGCCTTGGTGCATATTTAATGCCAGCCATGCGATCATTCCACCGTTTTACCATTTTCTTTTGTCCTAGTTTTTTTATTAATTTTTTTTGAATATTATTCTGTGGTTACCGAGTTACCGTATTTTTCCAAAAACTTGTTAAAAAATGTTCTTTCCTTTCTTTATTTTCACTACAAACCCTATAACTATAGTATTTCATACTATAGTTATATATATATATATACTTTTATTATTATTTATAGTAACTAGGTAACCTATATAGTATAAAACCAACAGCCACAAGGGATTAAGTAGGTTACCGTATTTTTTTTTTACGGTAACCTACAGTCACCTTTGGGGTAAAAGTTACCGTACGACCTAACCGGTTACTACATTTTGGTAACCTTTCATTCTGCTTTTTTATTCAGAATAATCTTCATTACGGATATAACCCTTAAAGGTTTTTCCGTTTCGTTTGAAGGGGCGTTTCTCCCACTCTGGCAACCCGTCGACAATAATGCTGATTTTACGAGATAGTTTTCTGTCGCTTGAATTTCTCATGAATAGGTTATACATGATTTCACGAGTTGATACCTTAGACATTTTGCTATCACCTTTTTCCATTTCGGGATCATTATCGAAATAACGTTGCGTGTACTGATGTTGTTTTTGAATAGACCATAAATTCCATTCTTTAGGCACGGGCATGTCCAAGTAATCGATAACTTGTATCTCTACTTCGTCTCGAAACATGAACCGCTCTCGATATTTGTTAAGTTCTTCTTCAGTAGCATCACCAAACATGAGCGGATGACCGTTTTTGTATAGCGTGACAGCCTCACCCCAGATTTGCTTGATAACTTCTTCTTGCATCTCCATCGGGTGTTTGATCTGTTTATCTTTGTTGACTAGGATAGGAAGGAAACGCCTTTCACCGGTTTTATCTTTCAGATATTCACGTTGATTCGTAGTTCTTGCGAGGACAAAATTCTTTGCAAATTCTTCAGTCCGTCGCATATATGGTTTACGAAATCTAAGACTTGTCTTTGAGATAAAAGCTTTTGTCTCAGCGAACGACATACGCTCACTAGCCACCATCTCATCATCGTTGACAATAAGAGCTTTCAACATAATGTCGTAATTATCCTTGTTAGAAAAGTCAGTGACGGCATCGGTATACCATTTACCACCTATTTTTTGAAGAAAGGAGGTTTTACCGACACCTTGCCCACCAACCAAATCAAGAACATAGTCGACTTTTGCATAAGGATCATAAACTTTGGCTACTGCACACACCAGCCACATCTTAGCGATTTTGGAGGTGATAGGTGTATCTTCAGCACCGAGATAGACTTGTAGGATGCGACTGACACGTTCTCTACCGTCCCATTCTTCAGCAGCTTTTTCCATATAGTCTTTAACCGGATTGTAGAACCGTTCCGAGAAGAATGTTTCCATACCATCAAGCATGGCTTGACCAGAAAAGGCAACACCCAAAACATCTTCAAAATAGACTTTAACAACAGAATCAAAGTTAGAGGGTAATTCACCTTTTTTTAAGAAGGTGTTACCGATTTTAATATCCTTTGTAATCTCGTGTTCTTGCGAGAACTCGTTGTGTTTTAGATAAATACTTAGCTGGTCATCCGATTTAAAAGCTTTCAGGACGTTGCTTGGACTATTAGATTTGATATTACCGTCCTTGTTTAGCGTCATTTTTGCATTCGTATCTATACTTATTACATTGCCGATTGTTATCACCTCCTGTCTTTTTTGATCATACTTTCAACTGTTCTATCAACTTCTCTAGTGCTTAGAGGGTTTGGGCTGTTGTTATTAGCAATATGGGCTAGTTGAAGAACGAGTTCATCATCGACTGCCCTAATGAGCAAACCTCCGACAAAACTAGCTAATTTGTCATTCCGTCCACCTTCGTCACCAAAGCCAACTACTATAGTTTCGAACAGGTCTGTAGTATTAGTTCTCTCACGAGTGTATGTTCTGTTCTTGAGAGCCCTTAAGCCGTCAGCACCATCACCTCTAAAGCCGTTGGTAAGCTGGTATTGTCTTTTAATAACTTGGATAAGTTCTTTCGATGGCGTTACCATCGTGAGACCTTCTTTTGATTTTTCTAGGTCCCACTCGTAAATACCTTTGTCTGTCGCTGATGGTGCTACGAGAACATAGTTGTTTTCATGAGCTTTGATATCAACGCCAGGGAGAAAGCCAATCATTTGAGAAATCGGGGCATCATCCCGTTTAAAGTAGAATAGATGTTTACCACCACTTGCAGTTTTGGCTTGTAAGGTAGGCTCTATTAGATTCAAATAAGGCCATTTTTTTAAAGAATCGAAGCCATTACTCTTACCGTGCTTGTCAATATCAACGACAAAGAAACTAGTTGTCCTTAGTGCAATATTTGCGTTCGGGAAACCGTCCCAGAAATTGCTGATGTCTTCTTCAGTCATCGCTGGTTTGTCAGCGAAGTCGATTAGAGGACGTTTGTTTTTTGGGTGAATCGGGATGACTGAGAAACCCATTTTTTGATATTTCAAAGCGTAGTCTTTCATGCTAGCCATCACATTCACTCCTCTTGACAGACATAGACCAACTCTTGAGCAAAAAAGTCGTTGTAGTATTCTGCTTCCGTCATTTTTAAATATTTGAGCATTTCGCTAAACGCTTTATCGTACGTATCGAACGGGCCAATATCTGAAGCAGTAGTATCTACTACCCAGAAATGCCCGTGTTTTAGAAAGGGAGGTCTTCGTCCGAGATATCCATTGGGTTACTGTTTCCAAAAGGTTGCGAAACATCTTCCTCAAGGTCGTAGTTTCGATAAACTTTATCACTTTTACCTTGCGTTTCTGTGATCACAAGGTTGTAGTAAGATCCGACTGCTTTACGTTGGAGCGACTCTTCCAAATCTTTCCCGTCTTGTTCAGTTCCTTGCATGTTGTCTCCTGCAAGGACAAGAGCCTTGATGAAGAATTTCATAGTGCGTTCAACAGACCATTTAATGTCTTTTCCTTTCCATTCAGACAATGTCCCGAAACTTGCGTATTCAGTGCGTCCGTCATAATCACCGCCACGGATTTCAAACTGGTAAGAGATGCTTTCCCATCCGCTTTCGGATACGTTGAATTTAGCGTCTTTCAAAACTACCGGATAAGTGCCCGCTGGAATTGGTGCTGGTCCGTTTGCACTATCTTTACGTGGGTCGAAACCTTCTTTTTTAATTGATTTTGCGATATCTAGTAAACTCATTTGTTATTCTCCTTTTTCTGTGTATTTCTTGTTTTAAAATAGATCTGCATCGTTAGTAGCATTGACTTGTTTCTGTGCTACTTGTTTAGGTTGCGTGTTTTCTTGTTTATTTTTTGTTTTTTGCTGTCTAGGAGGCTCAACAGCACCTCGAATGGTTGCTAAAATCTTAAGGATAGCTTTGTCGTCAACTTGGTCGGCATAGTAAGTTTTGCGTTTTCGATCGACACTGCGATTATAGTTATTCCCGATTTTTTCAGTGTGGATCATCAAGTCCGAGTTACCATTGATTAGATTGACATATTTATCTTTAAGACTTGGTTTATCCTTAGTAGCATTTCCCTTGTCGTCGTATTCTGAAACTTGACGGCTAATGTAAATCACATTCATAGGTAGAGCTTTTAAATCAATAACTAACTCTGTGATAGCTTGGTTAAAGAAATCATAACCTTTCCCGTAAGGAATTTCAGACAGTGATTTTAAACGAGGGTTACCTTTTGGCGTAAGCTCGTCACAAACCGCAATCTTAATCATTTCAATAACATCATCGATAACATCGATAACTACTGTTTCGTAAGTGTGTTTTTGCGTTTGAAGTGCAAGTAAGACTTCTCCTAACTGCTTGATCACTGAGTTAGTGATTCGTCCGCTAGGATCCTTGGCGTTGACTAGTTGAATGCTAGGCACGCTATTAGCTTCAGCATTCCCGTCGGTATTCAAAACGATAGGATTGGGAAATTCGTTAGCTAGATAAGACTTACCGCTCATGGTTTCCCCGTAAATAAAGTAGTTGCGAGGCGTATCTTTCGGGCTACGTGGTTTATTTTCTGGTAAAGTAAAACTCATTTTTTCTCCTTGTAATAAAATTCGATAACATTCACATCATGTTGTTGTCTGCTTCCAGTGATCCGCCAAAGGAGTTGCCGGTAATCGTCATACTCTCCAGATTCTTCATCGACTGGATCAAGAATAACAATCGTGTGGTATTTGTGTTGCAAGCCGTCCACTCCTACACCTAGGACTTGGCTAGTGGCTACAACTACTTTTTTATCAAGCCCTTCTTGGACATCTCCTGTCCAGATACCAATATCTGGATGTCTCTCGTGAATGATGTTTACAACCTGCTTAGACTTGCTAATGATTAACATGTCGTGAGGGGCCCTCTCAATCAAACCGTCAATGGTGAGCATAAGAGGGGTGTCTTTGTTAACTGCTTTTAGTTTTGGAAAGTCGATATCGACGCCAGTTTGGATAAGATAACGCTCAAACGTTTTGCGGCCAAATGATTGCTTGGCCATTGCGTATTTACCATTAGCTTCGACAATGTTATTTTCTTTAAAGAAAGCTAACTTTTCTGGATTTCCTGCGTGAATGGTGTTTTTAAAAAACTTGATTTCGAAACCGTTATTTTCTTTGGCATTTTCGATTTCTTCGATTTCTTCCCATCTAAAAAAGTTTGGAAGGTGACTAACGTAACTTTCGTAATCTCTAAAATCTTCCCATTTCTCCTTCGAATACGAGAATCTATCGTATACCATCTTGCCGTGTTGTTTTTGCCAGTCAAATTTTCGGTTAGGTTCTGCATATCCGAAGATAGTTTTTTCTAGCGGATAGAAGTTTTGACCTTTTTTTCGAATTGGTGTGGCAGACAATCCTATGGTGTATTTGCGTTTTATTTTGCGATATAAGGCTACTTGCTTATCTGAAGACATATTCTGCCATTCGTCAATGATAAGTAGGTCACAATCCAAACTAGAGCCTTTTTTGAGCGTGTTTTGTAACTTTCTGTCCGTCTGGATGATGAAAGTTACATCATCATCAAAACCAAACGCTTTAATAGATTCTTCCCATCCTTTGAGGATAGAAAGACGATTGTTTAGAATCGCAATCTTTTTAGCATTTTTATGTTTAGCGATAGCTAGTGCACAGAATGTTTTACCACGACCGCCCAAGGCCTCTAGGAATATCCCAGGTTCAATCCTGTCACTCCTTTTGACTGCTTCTGATTGCCATTTTCTAAGTGTGATTGATATACCCGCTCACCGCCTTCCCGATATCATGGACAACTTCTTCGATGTCATTACGCATTGCCCAAAACAAGCCCAATCTTGCAGCGGCCCTGACGTCTTGGTGATGGGATTTGTCGAACTTCCAAAGCCCTAGTTTTTTTAATAAGGCATTTGGTATGTCCGATTGATACCCGGCGTTACGCTGAAGGATAGCATCCGGAAACAAGACTTGAAACAATGCGATTGTTTCTAAAACACTGTTATCTTTTGCGATGTCGTTATCACGAGCTTCATATTTTTCGATAACAACGACATCACGCTTTATAAAACGCCCTTCGGTTTCATACCAGTTCCGGATATCCTTTACGCAATACCCAACCACCCAATGCTTGACCAACCTTGCGTTATCTAACAAGACGATTCCGTTGGTGCTTGTTTCTGCTTTTGCTGAAGATGGATCAATCGCAAGGATTTTCATCGGATACTTAAATTACTCCTTTCTTCAAGGGCAGCACCCTTAATATGCTTGCCAGATTTAAGTAACTCTTTGAGTGTTTTTTTGTCCGGTTTGTAAGTCGCTACTTGATATTTTTTAGGTAGTTTTGTTTCGTCAACCACTACTGCTTCAGAATTTCTAAAACCAACCTTGAACAGTGTGGTGTCTAACTTATCGTGCTGAGTTAAACGCATAGCTTCCGAGATACTACTCTTAATTCTCTCGACTGCTTTTTCTTCACTTGATTTCAAGGCTTGTAGTCGCTTGATTTCAGTTTTATAACTTTCAATCCTAGCGTCTTTATTTCGGATAACCTTGATACAGTTTTCAATTTTTTCTGAGAAATCATGTTCCCAATTAATCGAATCTAGGGTGTCGAGTTTTGTTTCATCATCGACATCCATTTCATCGATTTCTAAGAAGATTCCTGTCAGTTCATATAGTTTTGCCATAGTTTTAATGCCTACCCTCCCACCGCTTCAATTATTTATTAATTATTCAAAAAGTTCCATAAGCTCTTTGATGCCATCATCCAAGGATTCTTCACGCTCTGTACGTTCGAAGTACGAACCGTCAAGTTTAGTCACGTTGTATTCGGCTTCTACGATAAGCACTTCGCAGCCAAACGCTTCAGCAAGCTTGTCAAGCTCGTCTTTTTGGTCTTCATACGACTCAATCGGCATATATAGAGCTTTTCGTAAATGTTTGATGAATCCTGCTTCAAATGCTAGACTCCCTCTGTCTTTGTATTTTCCAAGAAATGCATCTTTTTTAGCACTGTAAAATACGACTTGTTTGTTATTTTCTTTCATGATTATTCTTCCTCACCTTCGTTGTACTTCTTGAAACTCAATGTCAAACTTGCGATACCTGCTGCAATTACCACAAGCCCAAGAGTTGACATGATGCCTTCTTTTTCGCCAGTGTTTGGCAAGGCTGCGCGGTATGGTGTATTTGCCACCTCAGACGGCTCAGAATCGTTTTTATAAACGACCTCGGTAATTTCTACCTCTTTTGTCTTAGGCGCATCTACGGGCTTGCTAGGCACCTTTTTAGGCTCTGCTGGTTTTTCTGGTGTTGGTTCCTCTGGGATGTGCAACTCTGGCAAATCGAGGATAGGAGCGTCGTTTGGAATTACTCCACCTTCAAACTCAGGTTTGTAATGTACTGGAGCTTCATTTGGCACTGCGCCACCACTCCATTCTGGTTTATCGTATACTGGTGCATCGTTTGGAACAGTTCCAATCGGTTCGGTATACTCCGGCAACTCTCTAACCTCTGGGATGCCGGGGATGCCACCTTGGAATTCTGGGATATCAACTTTTGGGGCTTCACGAGGAATTTCAAACGTTGGTTCTGGCTTGTTTTCACCGCTTGCGTCACCTCGTCCGCCAACAAGTTGAATCTTCATATATGAAACCGCGCCGTCTGATTCAGCTTTCAGTTCAATTTTGTTAGTAGGGTTAGTTGAGTCCTTAACAGCATTTACAAGCTTAGTCTTGTAGTACAAGTAGACCATGCGGTCTAGTCTATCCATTTTAATTTCAAATCCATGCTCAGATTTTGAGATAGACTTAACTAAGTCCATAGCTGAGCCTTTGTCAATCCAAGGATCTACACTTTCAATGTTCTCAATTTCAAAGTAGTTATCAACTAACTTTTGATTTTCTGACATTTCATCAACGATAGTCACATAGTTAAGTACCTTCTTTGCATAGTTAACTCGTGCTGTCCAATTAATCACAGTAGGGTCTTCTTTGTCTTGGAATCCCCATTTAGAAATCAATTCATCTTTACCGATGACCCCCTCATTACCAACATTGACTGTTACTACAGTTCCATTGAAATTGATATTTACTGGCTTACCTGCCACAACTTTATCTGTCCAACTTGCATCTAGTTTTAAGTTCATGATCTTATTCAAAGGGTGTGATTTGAAATAGTCATTGAATACAGTTGTCACCTTGTTAGTGGTAGCATCCGCTGTAGCTTTCCCAACCACTGCTTTATCTGGATTGTGCACATCAAACTCGTAAGAGGTTTGGAATTTCACTTCTTCGGGCAGGTCAAAAGTAACCTTGTCGCCCTCATTCACTGGCACATTATCCGGAATTTTAATATCTTTATACTCAACTTCGAATGGGCTATATTTACCAGTGCCGTTAGGGAAAGTAACTTCCACCTCTGGATTGGTAACAGTGATCGTAGTGTCTTCTTTAGTAACTGTGGTAGGTGCTGCTGGACTTTCAGCAATCGGTTGAGATTCCACTGGTGCTGGTGGAGTAAATACTGGTGTTTCAGCTACTGGTGCCACTGTTTCACTAGGTGTCACCGTAATATTCCCAGCATTATCGGCAGTGTAGACATTAGACACGGCTGGTTGTGCATCTGCCACTGGTTGAGTTGCTTCGTCTGCTGATACTGTGCCAGCACCGATAAGCAATGCTGTAGCTAGTGCAAGCGTTCCGCACAAGCCATAGGCTTTGCTTTTTGTGAATCCAGTTTTTGCGATTGTTTGAGTGTTGAAAGATTTCATGGTATAATCTCCTTGTAAATGTTTTTTTCTTGCACAGGCCCTTACCTGTGCTTTTTTTAGTGCTTCAATCCGCACCCATAGCCCACCGTTTCATGTTTTTCAATATTTTTTAGAAAGGTATGTGTGAATATGTGTGGGTAAAGTTTATATTTTTTGGGGAAAGGTATAAGTTACACTCCACGGTGAGCCGTGGCTACGGATTGAAGAATGTGATCTTAACGGTTTCCGTATTTTGCTAAAAGCTCTTGTTCACGTTTTTTGCGTGCTTCATATTTGCGTTCATTTTCCTCGTATGGTGTCCATACTGGTTCGAAGAAATATTCTGGTTCTTGTTTTTCTTTTACAAATAGCCATTTAAGTAGTTTTTTCATTTTTAATTTCCTTTCTATTCCCTAACCGCACTAGAGAGCTAGCGAGGACCGTGTTTTTAATTTCATATATATTTGAGGAGACAATTATGAATATCAAATCGTTGTAGTTTTCGGTAGGTATTGCTTTTATATCTCCTCACTAGCTCACTGCTACGGCTAGGGTATTGTGCTAGGCAATCTCTTGCCAGTTATTGTTAAACCAATCTCTTACGGCGTCCCGTGGGTATCTGATTTGACTCCCTCGCCCTTTGTCGATTTTTGGGAAACCGTCAAGGTTGGTTATCCGCAAGAATTCGGTATAGTTGCCGATTCCCAACATTGACTGGCACTGCTTGGCAGTCAGAATCAGTGGGAGTGTTTGGTCTATGTCAAACGCTTTTGTTTTATCTGCTATAACAGTGGTCAGCATACTGTCAAATCGGTCAGCTAATGGTTTGAATGGGTCTGTCATAGGCGTTACCCTTTTTCAAGAGCGATAAGCTCTTTTTGTTTTGGTGTCTCACGAATTTCAAATTTAGTGAAGTCGTCGTAAGATAGATTTTCCAAAAACTTAACTGCATTCTCAGCGTCAACGTGCTTGATATTAGTGTATTTAGTCACGTTAAAGGCTTTCTTCAAGCGTGAGTACATCAAGCGAATAAACTGACCTTTCTTCGAAGCGAACAGATTATCACTAGGATGTGATTTTTGCTCATTGAAGTACATATCTGCGAAAACGCCAGCTTTTCGGAAAACAATGCTCTTGATTTTCGTAGCTTCACCGTCATCGATATGGACTTTTTTGTTAACTTCTTCGACAAGCAACTCAATGTCAGTGAGCTTTTGATTTGTCTTCTTAACATTTCTGTCCATTTCTTCCTTGATTCCGATAACTTCTTCCAAAAGCTGTTGGTTGACATTGCTTTGTGCCACAAGGTTCATGGCTTGTTTTTTCTGCATTTCAACCGTTTCAGCAAGTAGAGTTTCTTTTTTCTTGTTCTTCTTACTCATTGATAATTTCTCCTTCTATGATTGTTCTTCCGTTCTCTGGGACAATCTTGTTCATTTCGTCTAACCAGTTTTCAGTTAGCGTCAAGATGTCTCTGAGTTTTTCAATCTGGGCGTCTTTGCCAATCCCTTGGACAAGGGTTTTAAATCTAAGCGGTGCCATTTCTTCATCAAAGAAGTTTTCAAACTTGGTTACGAGCTTACTTAGGTTAAAGATATTAGTAACGCTGTTTTCTAGTTTTTCTTTATCCGCTCGTAAGTGTTCGATGGATTCTTTCAAGGCTAGGGCTTCCGAGGTTTCTTTCTCGAGCATTTCATAAGACGCTTCTTTAAGTCTTAGGCTACGTTTGACTGAATCAAGCTCATCCGTTAGGTCTTTGTTCTTGCCTAGTAGTTGCTTGTTAAGGTCTTGCGTGGCTTGGTAATCTTGTGGGATGATTTCCTTTTCGATTACTTTCTCGGTTGTCTTGGTTTGTTTGACACGCTCAAGCTCGCCTTTGACCGCTTCAAGTGCTTGGTCTTTGAGTTTTAGACGACGCTTCACCTCTTCCAATTCTCTGACCGTTGGTGATTCGCCTTGCTCAATTTTTTCAATTTGCTCTTGCTTTTCTTCCTCTGGAAGTGTAGCAATTAGGTAGAGGGCTCTATCCCCTAAATGCGACCACGTGGTCGTATTTGGAAGCTCGTTAGCAATCTTCATCATTCTTTGAGCTTCTCGGATATGTATTCCTTGGCGTTCCACCCAATCAGAAAACTGCCCGTGTGTTAAGTCGTTTTCTTTAACGTGTTTTAACCGTCTTCCGATTTCCCAAATTGATTGTCCAGCAATTTGCTTGTGGTGTTTTATTTCCAATTCGATTTGAGAAAGGTTATTTGATAATGCTATTTCGTTCATTTTTCCCTTTCTATTTTTGATATAATAGTTTTAAAAAAACGAGGTTTTAGTATGATTATCATTTCACGAAAAGCTAGAAAATTATTAAAATCATTGCTTGATATTCGAAATTCCCAGGAATCTCCTCGCATTAAACCTGAACAGTATGAAAAACTGATAGATGAACAAGGTGAACCGCTCGGCGAATTGATTTACCACAAGTTAGTGGTTCAAGACATCACCCATGACATCGCCGTTACTGACGAGGGGATTTATTTTTATCAAGCTTACAAAGAACATAATAGATATCTTTGGTTGACTTCGTTTTGGTTTCCACTAGCCGTTGCTTTCGTGACGACTGCTATCACACTAGCTGTCAATTTTTTATTTTTTAAATAAAATCCAAAAAATCAACGTTCCCAGAAATACCCCTATAAGACTTCCGATAATTGCAAGTGCAACATCATATCCGTCTAAGTTTGTCTCAAAGAATTCTTTGAGCTTTTTTAGTGTCTTCATTTTGTTTAAGCTCCTTTTAACTTTTTAAGTTATATACGATTTTTCGTATATCTAGGTTAAAAAAATTTAGGCTTCGACACGTTCGCTGAACAGGTATTCTAATTCGTATTCTGGGAAGAATGCCCGTTTGATGGCTACTGTTTCACCAAAACTGAAATCTGTAACACCGTTAATCTTGCTACGAACCGTGCGATAATCAACTTCTAGCAAATCGGCAATGTCTACTAATGTAATGCCTTTGCTCTTACGAATTTCTTCGATGTTTTTCATTTGCTTCCTCCTTCCTTAAGCTTGATTTAAGTATATACTAATTTTCGTACACTGTCAACACAAAAGTACGATTTTTTTTACTTTTTTTATTTACCTATACAATTTTCTGTGCTACTATATATGTAGAAAGAAAAAAATGTGGGGTACAAAATATGCAAGCTGAAGAAAGAATTAAGGAACTTATTGTTGCCAAGTATGGTAATGTAAGGGCGTTTGCAACAGAAAGCGGCATCTCTTATACGACTGTCCGTTCTATTTTGGAACGTGGAGTGATGAACGCAAAAGCGGAAAATGTTTTTAAAATGTGCCGATTGCTAGGAATATCGCCAGACACGCTAGCTGATTGGAAGTTGGAGGACAGTCCGACTAAAACTTCGCACGACATAGATGAAGCAATAAAAAATGCCGTCATGTATAACGGCAATACTCTTAGTGAAGAAGATAAACGTACAATCCGTGGGATTGTGGCTGGTTATATGAGTAGTAAGGAAAGGTAAGGAAATAATATGAAACTTTTGAAAAAATACAAATGGTACATCTTAACAATTATAGTTTTGTTCTGTCTTGGCTTAATGTTTGTGCCACGGTCTGGGAAGGAACCAAAGGAAACAAAACAGTCTAAGACTGTCAAAGTAACAAAACACTCCAAAAAGTCAAGCAAGCATAGTTCTTCTTCGACTTCAAAAGTTTCTAGTAGTTCGAGTTCAGAGCAACCGCAACAACCACAAGAACAAACGCAAACTGAAGCTTCCCAACCTCAGCAAGAAAAACCTATTGACGGTGTAGGCCCTACACAATCACAAGTAGACCAAGCAACTGAACAATACGGCTATACACCAGGATATGGCGGAGTCCCTTCTGATTCTCCCGAAGTAGCAAGAGAACAAGCAGACCAACAAGCACGTCAAAACTGGCATGACAGTCAAGTTGAGTGGGCTAAACAACAAGGACTTATGGATTAAAACAAAATAAAAAAACCAGTCTTTCGACTGGCCAAACTATATCAAGGGAGTGTGTGAGATAAATAGTAAAACCCTCACCACCACCCTTTTATTATACCACAAAAGAGGACTAAACAATGGCATCATACAGAAAACGCCCAAACGGGTGGGAATACCGCATAAATTACTACGATTCTACTGGCAAACGAAAGCCAAAGTCAAAGGGTGGTTTTAGGACGAAATCTGAAGCTATTAAGGCTGCTGCTGAAATGGAGTTAAAGCTACAAGATACCGTCAATGTTGATGAAAACATTACATTCCTTGCCTATTTTAAGCAATGGTGCGAGGTCTACAAACGCCCGAATGTGTCAGACTTAACATTCAATCTGTATGTCGTTACTCAAAAACAGATAGCGTCATTTTTCGGTGACAAGAAACTAAAAGATATAACTGCCACCGAGTATCAGCGTGTACTGAATCAATACGCTGAGACACACGCTCACACGACTGTCAAACGGTTCCATACTCAAATCAAGGCTTGTGTTGAAATGGCTGTCCATGAAGGCTATATCAAGCGTAATTTCTGCAAGTTTGCCAAAATCAACGCTAAAGTTAAAAACCGTGATATTCAATCAAAATTCCTAGAAGTTGAGGAATACGAGCGATTGATCTATGAGACCAGAAAACACCCAGATAATACCGCTTATGCCGTGCTCTATATGATTGCTAAGACTGGTATGCGATTTGCTGAATGTCTCGGTTTGACCGTGGATGATATCGATTATGAGAACGGCACGCTGTCAGTCAATAAAACATGGGATTATAAAAATAACACTGGTTTCATGCCTACAAAAACAAAAAGCAGTATCCGACAGATACCACTTGATGATGAATTTTTGGATTTTGTTAAACAACTAACACCGCAACCAGATGGCAGATTACTGCCAAGAATGTTTAACAATGCCGTCAATAGAACACTACGCAAAATAGTTGGGCGTGAGGTGCGTGTCCACTCGTTAAGACACACTTATGCCAGTTATTTAATCTCACACGATATTGACTTAATATCAGTATCGCAAGTTTTGGGGCATGAAAATCTAAACATCACACTGGAAGTGTACGCCCACCAACTCCAAGAGCAGAAATCACGAAACCACGAAAAGATTAAGCAAATGTGGACAGAATGTGGACAAAAAGCTTTGAAGTAGCGATTTTACGGGCAATTACATAGTCTATCATA